GAGGCCGGCGGCCGATTGATCGTGATGCGCTCGGTGCGGAACGATCCATTGGCGGCCCTACATGCCCGCGGCCACATCGACGAGGCGCAGTATCACGGCGGGCGGGCATTCCAGCACGACTTCGAGACGGCGGAACGCGGGCCAAAGGCAATCGACCCGAGCAAGGAAGCGGTGGACGGCGGACAGATGCCAGAACCTATCACGGAGGCGCAGCAGCGGGCAGCCAAAGCGTTATCGCGGGCCTATAGGGTACTAGGGGCTGACGGCGCATCGCTTATCCACGACGTTCTAATCCACGGCAAAACGTGTTCTCAGGTGGCGACCGGACGTGGCATGCCGGGACGGCGCTGGGAGGAATATTTTGGAATGCGGTTTCGGCTGTGTTTGAATGATCTGGCGGTTTGCTATGGATTTGCGGAAAGGAAGCGGTAATGGCGAGTGATATGGTGGAGCGGGTCGGGTGGGCGTTAGCGGCAACGGGAATGGTTGCGGAAGGATCTGGCACGCACGAACTGTTCACACTCGCCCGCGCAGCCATAGAAGCAATGCGGGAGCCGACTGAGGCGATGGTAACGAAGGCTTATCATTGCCAGACATCAGACGATTTGAACATCGATAGGGACGATCTTGTTGCTTATTGGCAATACATGGTCGATGCTGCGCTCAAGGACTAGGGGATTATGGTTTATTCGTTTCATCCCCGGTGGATAATTTGCGATCTGGTACAAAATAAATTGACCCATGGAATGGAATGGCTACACATTGCCATCATCGCATGATTTGCAAGCCGCTCCGGGGACAAAACCGCGGGCGGCTTTTGTATTAGGTCACCCCATGGCTGAACGAGGCCGCCCATCAAAATACGATCCAGTCATAGCCGCAGAGATTTGCCGGCGACTGGCTGACGGGCAAACCCTGCGCGAGGTCTGCCGCGACGACGCCATGCCCCACGACTCCACCGTCAGGAACTGGGTGCTCGACGATAGAGAAGGTTTTTCAGCGCAGTACGCACGGGCTCGGGAAATCGGCTACATGACAATGGCCGATGAACTGCTCGAAATCGCCGACGACGGCAAGAACGACTGGATGAAGCGTAACGGCGAGGGCAGTCAACTCAATGGCGAGCATGTCCAACGCTCCCGGCTCCGTGTCGATACCCGCAAATGGCTGTTGTCAAAGGCCCTGCCCAAGGTGTTCGGCGACAAGATTACTCATGAAGGCGGCGAGAAGCCAATCGCCATGCTGATCTCAACCGGCGTCCCGCGTGCTGCAGAGGACTGAGATCAGCTTGGGCTACTCGGCCCGGCCGCAGTTCGTTCCCTTTCACAAACGATCACAACGCTGGGCCGTCATTGTCGCCCATCGCCGCGCCGGCAAGACCGTCGCTTGTGTGCTGGACCTGATCGACTCGGCGCTGCGGTGTGAACGCAAGGCACCGCGGTTTGCGTATATCGCGCCGCTGTACAAACAGGCCAAGACGGTCGCTTGGGATTATCTCAAGGAATACGGGCTCAAGGTGCCCGGTGCTACCGCGAACGAAAGCGAGCTCCGGGTTGATTTCCCCAATGGTGGTCGGGTCAGGCTGTTCGGCGCTGACAACCCCGACACGCTGCGCGGCATGTACCTCGACGGCGTGATCCTGGACGAAGCGGCGGACATGTCGCCCCGCATGTTCACCGAGATTTTGCGCCCGGCATTGAGCGACCGTCAGGGCTGGGCCGTCTGGATCGGCACGCCAAAGGGGCAGAACGACTTTTTTGACCTGTGGGAAGCGGCCAAGAAGGACGACGCATACTTCAAGCTATTGCTGCGGGCCTCCGAAACCGAGCTGATCGACCGCGAGGAACTGAACGACGCCCGCCGGCAGATGACGCCGGAGCAGTATGCACAGGAATACGAATGCAGTTTTCAGGCGGCAATCATCGGCGCTTACTACGGTCGCGAAATGGAGCAGGCCGACAATGACAAGCGAATTGCCAGCGGCATTTATGATCCGTCTCTTGAGGTCCACACAGCTTGGGACTTGGGCATTTCCGATCACACATCCATCTGGTTTTATCAGCAGGACGGATTCGGGGTGCGGCTCATCGACTATTACGCCAACTCCGGATTCGGATTGGATCATTACGCTGGCGTTCTGCGAGATCGAGGTTTCCGACCCGGCGGCGCGCAGGGGTACAAGTACGGTCGGCATTATCTGCCCCATGATGCTGAGGTCCGAGAACTTGGCACCGGCCGAACGCGCCTCGAAACTCTCCGAGGCTTGGGAATCGATGCCGTCATTGTCCGTAAACTGAGCGTTGAGGACGGCATCAACGCGGTTCGCAAGATCCTGCCGCGCTGCTGGTTTGACGCCGAGAAATGCGCCGAGGGCATCAAGGCATTGCGGCAATATCGCAGAGATTGGGACGACGTTCGCAAGGTATTCGCCGAGCGGCCGTTGCACGATTGGGCGAGCCACCCGGCCGATGCTTTCCGGTATCTAGCCGTTGGTCTTGAGGAGCCGCGCACCATGAAGGGCAACGCGATGCCAAAGCGCAAAATGGGATGGGCGGTATAAATGGCGCGCGGCTTATCCGACCGTGAACTGCTCGGCATTGTTGATGGTTTCATCAGCGACGCGCAGCAGATGGACAATTCCGACCGCTCCGACCGGCGCGAGAATGCGATCAACTTCCTCGAAGCCGATCCCACCATTGTCGAGCTGGAGCCCAACAAATCCCGCGTTGTCTCGCCGGACCTCGCCGATGCGCTGGAATGGATCAAGCCGGGCCTGCAGCGTGTGTTCCTCGCAACCGACCGGGTTGGCATCTATGAGCCGACCAGCCAGGAGGACGAGGCCGGCGCGGAGCAGGCCACGGACGGTATTAACTTCCAGTTCCTACGGCGCTGCGATGGCTACCGGGTGATTAACGACGGCATCCATGACGGGCTGCTGCACGGCAACGGCATCTGGAAGCATTGGTGGGACAAGTCCAAGCAGTACAAGACCGAGACGCTGACGGGGCTGACCGAGCAGGAATATCTGGCGCTGCTCGATGATGAAACGGTTGAGGCCGTGCTGGAGAAGCGGGAATATCTGGTCGGGCCGGACGGGGAAGAATTGAAAACCGATGCTTGACCCCGCCGCCGTCCAGGCCCTGTTGCAACAGCAGTCCATGGCGATGATGGGGCAGATGATGCCCCCTGCGCCGCCCCCGCCGCAGAAGATGTATGACTGCAAGGTCAAGCGGTGCCTGAAATCGGGCCGCCTGCGGGTTGAGGCGCTGCCGCCGGAGGACTTCCTGCTCGATCCAAGTGCAACCCGCATTGATGAAGAAAAGATGCGGTTCATCGGCGACAAGTCGCGGGTGACACGCTCTGATTTGAAACTGCGCTATCCCGACAAGAAAGACCTGATTGACGAACTGCCGGCCTATACGGTCGCGGTGGACAAGGGCGGCGAGAAGCAGGCCCGCGAATCCGACTTCTGGGCGCACCGGATGGCCAGCGACAAGGCATCCGAGGAGATCGAGGTATTCGAACTCTATGTCCACGTAGATTACGACGGCGACGGCGTTGCCGAATGGCGGCAGGTGGTGGTGGCCGGCGTTGCCGGCGAGCGGGAAATGCTCGCCAATGAAGAATGGGGCGGACTGACCCCGTACACCGATTGCGTGCCCAACCCGCAGCCGCATCGCTGGCGCGGCCGGTCGCTGTTCGATGACCTGGAGGACATCCAGAAGATCAAGACCGTGCTGTTGCGGCAGACGCTCAATAATTTGTACGCCAACAACAACCCGATGCGTATTGTTCAGTTGAGCCAGATTGAAAATCCCGACGTGATGATCAATCAGGAACTCGGCGGCGTGGCGATTTCCAAGGGATCGCCGGAAGCGGTTGTCAAGGAACTGGTCGTTCCCTTTGTCGCAAAGGAATCGTTCCCGGTCCTTGAGTATTTCGACATGGTTGCCGAGAAGCGGACCGGCGTTGGCCGCTCCTCGATGGCGCTTGACCCGTCCGTGCTGCAAAATCAAACCGCAGAAGCGGTCAAGACCACACAGGACATCAAGCACACCAAGATTGAGAGTTATGCCCGCAACATCGCCGAATGCGGCGGTCTGAAGCGGCTGTTTAAATGCCTACTGAGGCTGTTTGTCGAGAACCAGCGCGAGGCGTTCGGTATCCGGCTGAATAATAATTGGGTTCAGATGGACCCGCGCGGCTGGAATGCCGATATGGACTGCACGATCAACGTCGGGCTCGGTGCAGGCTCACGGGATCGCGACCTAGCCACGTTGCAGGTGATCGCGCAGAAGCAGGAGCAGATCGTCGCGACGCTCGGGCCGCAAAACCCGGTCTGCACGATCAAGGACGTTGCCAAGACCTATCAGCGCATGGCCGAGGCGGCGGGCATCAAGAACCCGCAGGAATTCTTCAAGGACGTGACGCCGGAGGCGGAGGCGGCATTCGCGCAGCAGCAGGCGCAGCAGCCCAATCCTGAAGTGGCGAAGGAACAGGCCAAGGCGCAGACACAGGTGCAGATCGAGCAGGCCAAGGGCCAGCTTGCCATGCAGATGAAACAAATGGACATGCAGGCGCAGGAGCGCGCCGACGCCATGCAGTTCCAGCGCGACCAGCAGGCCGACCAGCGCAAGGCCGAGATCGAGAAAATCCAGGCCGAGGCCGACATCGCGACCAACCGCGAAAAGGTCATGATGGAAGCCCAACTGGCCCGCGAGCAGTTTGAGTTCGACAAGCAACTGAAGCTGATCGAGCACCAGGCCAAGATGGAAGAAATGGCCGCCCAGCGTGCCATGCGCGAGCGCGAGGCGGAAATCCGGTTCGCCGAGTCCGTCAACAATGCGCAGATGCAGCGCGAGGGCCACGGGCAGAAGATGGAATTGGCCGAGCGCGCCGCGAAAGCCAAGGAACAGCAGCCAAAGGGTGACAAGTAATGAAACACGTTAGCCTTTGGGATGTGTTCAAATACATCTGGTCGCATGAGGTTGTCCGCACGACCGAATACATCGGCGACAAGCCCGTGAAAGTCACTGAAATATCCCAGTGCGGCCCGGTTCGGATCGTCAAAACGAGTCAATCGACATGAACGCCCCCACACAAGCCCCCGCCGACTGGCGCAGCCGCTACGGCTTTGACAAAGGCCCGAGCCCTGAGTCGCAAGCCTATTGGGCATTGAACAGCGGCAACGCCAATCTGGTCAATCACGGCGTAAACAATATGCCGTTTGTGCTGAACCCGGCCGCGCTGTTCAACCATGATCCGGCCTCGCCGAAGTCGGCCGAAGAAATCAAGGGCATGATGTACAAGCCGGCGCAGGCCCCGCAGCAGCAGGGCGCACCGATTGAGCATCTGCTTGGCATCGTGCAGCAGAACCCCGAGGCACTGCCGTTCCTGATCGAGCAGAACCCTGAATTGATGCCGATGCTGATGCAGCAGTTCGGCGGCGGCGCGACGCCGCAGATACCGGGCGGCTGATGAACCGCGAAACCGAGCGCCGCGCGCAGGAAGCCCAACGCATCCTCGACGAGCCGCTGTTTCAGGAAGCCTACGACCTCATCGAGGCGCAGGCCATCGAAGAAATGCTGTCAATCAAAGGCTGGCGCTGGGGCGACAAACGCCGCCGGCTCGCCGCCGAACGGATCAATGTCATCAGGGGCATCAAGTCCCATCTGATGGGCATTGTTGTGCGGGGCAAGCAGGTCAACAGACCGAAGGCCATCGCGTAACGCCCTGCGGGGCACATCTAGGAACAGTTTATGGACGATCAAAACCAGCCTGCGGGCGGGAATGATACCGTTTTGCCTGACAACCAGGCATCCATCGAAGACAGACTAGCCTCGTTTGACTTCGATCATGACGACCGGAAGCCGCCCGCGGGCGATGCGCCGGCCAAACCAGAGGCAAAAGACGAACCAGACCCCGATGACTTGGCCGCGGCCGACGCGATCGACGGTGACGGTTCGGAGCCTGAAGCCGACGACAAGGACAGCCGGAAGGTCCGCCTGCGGGACGGGACCGAGGTTGAAATTGCGACGCTGAAGAAGGCTTTTCGACCCGAATGGGAGAAGGAAACACGCGAGTTCGAGGAACGTCGTCGCAAGTTCGAGGACGAAACCCGACAATACACGCAGCGTTTTCAGGCTCTCACTCAGCAAGAACAACAGCTTTCGCAGAACCTCGAAGCGGCTGTTCTCATCCTGCAAAACCGCCTGCCCAAACCGCCTGACAAGGCGCTTTTTGAGCAAGATCCGTTCGAGTACCAGCGCCAGAAGCTGGCATACGACGACGCGCAGGCCGAGATCAACGACCTTGTTGGCAAGCACCAACAGCTGCAACAGGTCGCCACACAGCGCAGCCAAGAGGCTTTTCAAGAGCACGCGAAAAAGCAGAACGAGCTTCTACTGACGGCCCTGCCGGAGTTGAAAGACCCGGCCAAGGCGGTGAAGTTCTGGGAAAAAACCAAGTCGCTAGGCGCGTCCTACGGCTTCCAGCCCCAGGAAATGAGCCAGATCAGCGATGCCCGCATTCTGCTGCTGGTGAACGACGCCATCAAGTGGCGTGAGTTCTCAGCACAACGCGCAAAGCTCAAGGAAAAGGAAAAAGACGCCAAGCCAATGGCCCCCGAGGTTCAAGCGCCTGCGCGGCGCGTGAGCACGGCCGAGCGCGAGGCGTCAAAGTCGCGAGAGCAGTTGAACAGGCTGAGGAAAACCGGCCGACCCGCAGACGCGGAGGCTTTCCTGTCCAAGTTTGACTGATGAAGGAGCCCTGAGCTATGGCCCAGGTCACTGAATCTCGGTGACCCTAAACGGCGTGAATTGCTGGGAAGCCCTTAGAGCCTACTAATCCACAGCGCGGTCAGTAATGACGGGCGCGACGGACTGAAAAATAGTAGGATTGGGCAATCAGCAGCGAAGCAGCCCGGAAACGGGTTGAACGTTCAACGACTAGGCCAGTAGACTAAACGTGAAACACAGCATTGATGCCGCAGAAATCTCTCGCATGTATCGCGAGGGATTAACCGCCCGCCAAATCGGTGAGCGGGTGAGCGTCCCGTTTCGGACGATCCTTCGGCATCTTCACAAGGCTGGAGTAACGCTCCGCAACCCCGGAGACCCGATCAATGCAGCCCTGAGAGACAGGGCGCTGCTTGAGCGGCTCTATGTTGCAGAGCGCAAGAGCACAACGCAGATCGCGGCAGAGATTGGTTCATCCGCGAGCCATGTCAGCAAGTGGCTTAGACGCCACGGCATTGAGATGCGCTCGACCGGCTCCGAAAAGGGCCATCAACGGACGACCGAAAAATCCCGCGAGTTGCAGTCGAAGGCAAGGCGCGGAAAGCATCTTGCCTCAGACAATCCGAACTGGCGCGGTGGCATACCGTTCCACGATCCGGACAGAAACAGGTTTCAAGCCAAAGTTTGGGTGAAAGCGGTTAAGACCCGCGACGGCTGGAAGTGCGTCGAGTGCGCCTCGACCGAACGCCTCCATGCTCACCACATCAAACGTTGGCGCGATTATCCTGATCTGCGATACGATGTCAGCAACGGCATCACGCTCTGTTATTCCTGCCACGAACGCGCGCACGGTCGCGGGTTCAAATTTCGCTTTGGTTCGCGCATGTCGAAATCCCACGAGCGCGCCGCACCGCAAGGGTGATGATATAGTCTGAGCTTACGGGAAACCGTAAGAAGGCCGGATAAAGAGCCGGTCGATAACAAACCTGAACACCTACGACTCCTACGATTCCGCGCGCAACCGCGAGGAATTCGCCAACGCCATCCACATGATTACCCCGGAAGAGACGCCGCTTCTGTCTCTGCTCGGTCGTGAGAAGGTGGAAAGCCGTCACCCCGAATGGTCCACCGACACGCTGGCTACCCCTGTAACCAGCAACCAGCAGATCGAAGGCGACGAATACAGCTACAGCTCGATCAGCCCGACGACCCGCATCGGCAACTACACCGAGATTGCGCGGAAGTCCTACCTGATCACCCGCACGCAGGAAAAGTCCCTTAAGGCGGGCCCGAAGTCCGAACTTGGCCGCGAGCGGCGCAAGAAGGGCACGGAGCTCAAGCGCGACATGGAAGCCTCGCTGCTGGCGAACAAGGCGTCCGTGGCCGGCAACTCCACCACGGCCCGCGTGGCTGGCGGTTTCGCTGCCTGGCTGACCTCGAACGACAGCCGCGGTTTGGGCGGCACTGACGGCGGGTTCAACTCGGGCACGTCCGTTGTGGACGCCGCTGGAAACGGCACGCAGCGCGCCTTCAGCAAGGCGATCTTGGATGCGACGATCCTTGCTGCCTACAACTCCGGCGGCAATCCAACCGTGTTCATGTGCAGCCCGTATGTGAAGACGGTTTTCTCGACCCTGATGCAGTCGAGCAATACGCCGACCATCCAGAGCAACGTGAAGGGTAACGAGCAGGCGACCATCTATGCCGGCGCGGATACCTATCGCTCGGATTTCGGCGTCATTGACGTTGTGCCCAATCGCGTCATGGCGATTGTCGGCGCCACGATTGCCCGCAACGGCCTGTTGATCGACCCCGACATGGCCGCGGTTGGCATCTTCGACGACATCTTCGAGGACAAGCCGGCGAAAACCGGCGACGCCGAAAAGCGCGTGCTGCTCTGCGAGTACACGCTGATCATGAAAAATCAGGCCGCTCACGGCATCGCTGCCGACCTGTATGGCATGACTGCCAGCACGTAAGGAGGATTCTTCAATATGTCTATCTACACCATCAACAACGAATCCGCCGTTACGCCGGCCTACAACGACCTGACGCTCCTGTACGATGCCAGCGGCTCTGCAATCGGACAGGCGCAGGTCAACCGCCTTCATGGCGTGCCGACCGTCTCCATTACTTCGGCGACGGCGGCACTGACTGCGGCAACCCATGCCAACCGGCTTGTTGTGATGGACGCAACGCCTTGCGTTCTCACGCTGCCGCAGGCGACCGGCTCCGGTGATACCTACACCGTGGTCATCAAGACGGCTGCGACGGGCACGCAGTCGAAAATCCAGGTTGCCAACGCGACCGATGTCATGCGCGGCATCGTCTGGGCGGCGACCACATCTTCCGACAACGCCGAGTCGTTCATCGCCACGGCCACGTCGGACACGCTGACCCTGAACGGCACGACTACCGGCGGCGTCGTGGGTGATCTCTACATCATCCGCGACGTCTACACCGGCGTGTTCAACGTGCAGGGCTTCACGGCCCCGACCGGCACCGAGGCCACTCCGTTCTCGGCCGCCGTCGCCTAAGTGACGCAAACTGATCTGGGGGCTTCGGCCCCCATTTCATTGTCGCTTGATGGTGTCTCGGTGATGTTGGCCATGCCGGCGCACCGGGACATCCCGGTTCACACGGTCATTTCCCTGATGGGAACGGCCGACCTGATGCGCTCGAAGGGAATTCCCTTTGAGATGCAAATCCAGCACGGCGGATCAATCGTCTCGTTCGCACGAACGAAAGCCGCCCATACGTTCCTGCAAAGCGACAAAAACCGCCTGTTCTGGATCGACTCCGACATGGAGTGGAATCCGGATGATTTCCTGAAACTGCTGGCGCTATCGACCCGGCTGGAAGTCGTCGGCGGCATCTATGTGTCCAAGTCCGAACAGCCCACGTTTTTTATCAACTACGACAACCCGGAAATCGAGATCGGCCCGCTCGGCTGTTTCGAGATCGCCGGGATGGGGCTCGGATTTACCTGTGTACAGCGTTCGATCATGGAGGAACTGGCGCAGCGCGCTCCACGATTGAAATTCCCCGACCTGCGCGAGCCGATCCCCCACATCTTCCGCATTGATGAATGCGGCGTCGAGGCGCGCGGCGAGGACATGGCGTTTTTCGCCGACATCCGCGCGCTCGGTCACAAGGTATGGGCCTGTGCTGACCTGACGCTCGGTCACATCGGGCCGAAGATTCACACGGCAAATTTTCTCGAAATGATGAAGGAACAGAATGAGCGAGCTAGAAGCGAAGCCCGGCCGCCCGCCGCAGCGATTCCCGGTCAAGCTGCTTAGGGGATATTTCCCGGTCGATCCCGACCACCCGGTTCATCCGCAAACCGGCGGCAAGATCAAGGTTGAGCGCGACACCATCATCAAGCTGCCCCGCGACGAGGCGCTCGATCTCATCAAGCGCGGCCTGGCAGAACGGGCCGACGACCTGCCGTCATGAGCAACTACAAGATGGAGGAAGCCATCGACCCGGCCAATCCGGGCGATTGGGTTCTCATCGAAGACAACGGCTGGTCGCGCATCTGGGAGGCGGACCTTGGCGACCGGGTTGTCCGCAAGACCGAGTTCAAGAACGCCGACGGCATGCTCGATAAAATCGCCGAGCAGCGCAACAACAACATCGGCAAGCGATGGGGCGACGGTCAGGTGGTCGGCCGCATTCCCATGAACGTCTATTACGCCTCGGGCTTCGCCGAAGCCAGTCGCCAGCGCGACATCAAGTGGATGCGCCAGTTCTATCGCGACCATTCCAAACTCAAAACCTTCGACGGGGATCTGTGATGTCTCTGCATAAATCCAATTCTCTGACGGTCGGGCAGAACGCACTCAGCACATCCGCCGAGATCGTCATCGCCGCCCGCGCCGACCGTATCTATCTCAAGATCACCAACGACGACGCATCGATCAAGGTCTATGTCGGCACCGATTCCGGCGTGACCACATCGAACGGCCACGTCATCAAGGCCGGCGCGGAAATGACAATGGAGGGCTATGTCGGCCCGATCTGGATGATCGCCGCGTCCGGTACGCCAACCGTGACCTACGCGGAATGGTGAGATGGCGTTAGCCACCTACAACCAGCTCCAGGACAGCATCAAACGCTGGCTGTGGGGGCGGGACGACCTGTCCGGCGATATTCCCGATTTTATCGCCATGTTCGAGGCGGACGCCAATTCGGAATTGCGCGTTCGCGAGATGGAAGCCAGTGCGACCATCACGCTAACCGACGGCGCGGGCTCGCTGCCGACCGACTACCTCGCATTCCGCAGGGTCTACGCCAATTCAAGCCCGGTCACGGCGCTGGAAAACGTAGATCCCGATTGGGCCATTCTGCACTATCCGGAAACCGCGGCGACCAATCCGAAATATTTCTATATCGCGGGCTCGAGCATCTACACCAAGCCGGTCTGCTCCTCGACTCTGGCGATGCTCTATTACCAGAAGATCCCCGCACTGGCCTCGAACACGACCGGCAACTGGCTGCTGACCCGCGCGCCCAATCTGTACCTGTACGGCTCGCTGATGCACGCCGCGCCGATGCTGTACGACGATCCGCGCGCGGTGACGTGGAAAACGCTGCGCGACGAGGGCTTCGCAACACTCAAGCATTCCGATGCAACCGCCCGCTTTGGCCGCGTGGCCGCGCGGGTTCGTGGGTCTACACCGTGAGGAACCGAAATGGCTAACGCGATCTATCCGAAATACAAGGAAGCCATCCTTGACTCGGCGACCAACTCCGACCTGAACGACGGCACCGTGAAAGTCGCGCTAATTGACACCAGCACATATACTTATAGCGCGGCGCACGATTTCCTCGATGACGTGTCCGGCGTTGTCGGCACGGCGCAGACCATTGCCAATACGACCGTAACAAGCGGCCTGTTCGACGGCGACAACGTGACGTTTACGTCCGTTTCTGGCAACTCGGTTGAAGCGCTGATTATCTACATCGACACGGGCAGCTCGGCGACATCGCGGCTGGTTGCCTACATCGACACCGGCCAGACAGGCCTCCCGGTCACGCCCAACGGCGGCAATATCACCATTACCTGGGATGCGGCTGGGATCTTCCAGCTCTGAGATAAATCATGGCAGACAGCGCAGTCGAAATCACAGCCGGTACGGGCACGAACGTCGATACCCGCACCGAGGGCACCAACGGCCACCACCGGCAGGTTGTCGTGCTCGGCGATCCCGCGACCAACGCGGGCGTTGCCCCGGTTGACGCGACCAACGGTCTCTCGGTCAACGTCACCAATGCATCGCTCACGGTTGCATCCCATGCGGTGACGAACGCCGGTACGTTCGCGGTTCAGGTCGATGGCAGCGCGCTGACCGCATTGCAGAAGATCGATGACCCGGTACTGGTGGACGACGCGGCATTCACGCCGGGGACAAGCTCCGTCATGATGGCCGGCGCGCAGTTCGACAACTCCGGCACGGACTCGGTTGACGAGGGCGATGCTGGCGCGCTGCGCATGAGCGCCAATCGCAACCTGTTCGTCAACATCCGCGACAATGCCGGCAACGAGCGCGGGTTGAATATCGACGCCAACGGCGCGGCGGCGGTGACAAATTCAGCAGGCGAGGCCCATATCGGCGAAGTCGGCGGCAAGACCGTCATCAAGACCATCACGATGACGGCGACCACATCGATCCTGGCATCGGCCGACATCATCGCCGACACGCAGCAGCTCGACGCGGCGTTCCGGGTGGCTGACGGTACCGGCGTGCTGCAAAGCATGACCGTGTTCGACCCCGACGACAACACGGCATTTGCGTTCGATGTGTATATTCATCGAACGACGACCTCGATGGGCACCGAGAACAGCGGCATTTCGATCTCTGACGCCAACGCTGCGGCGGGCATCATCGGCGTTGTCTCGTTTGCCACGACGGACGCGAAAGACCTCATCAACGGCAAAATGTATCACAAGACCAATCTTGGCATCCCTGTGTCGGCGGTGTCCGGTACGGATGACCTCTATTTCTCGGTCGTGAACGGCTCGGGCACGCCGACATTTGCCGGCGGCTCGATTCCAATTGTTGTCGGACTGTTGTTAGACTGATGCCGGTATTCGTAGGAACGCGCCGCATATTGCGACCTGTGCCATCGTCGGCCGCCGCTTCAAGCGTCCTGACGTTTTTGGGCTCGAATGTCTCGACCGCGAACGCCTCTTCATACACGTTCTCGTCCAAGGACTTTGGGACCGCCGCCGCAAACAGGCGCATCATTGTTGGTGTCTTCGTTTACGATAATACCCCTGGTGGAGATGTCACTACGATTAACAGCGTCTCTATCGGTGGGACCAATGGAACGTTGATTGATACAACCAATTCTGGTAGTGCCGTTATGACGTGGGCAATCCGAAACGTGACGACGGGGACAAGCGGGGATATTGTCGTGACACCGGACGCAACGTGCCTTGGTTGTCATGTCGCGTGGTGGGCCGCCAACATAAGCTCTGACACACAATTTTTTGCAGATCACACATCCAACAGCGGCAGTAGTGTTGTGGCCAATTTTGAGACGGACTGGATAACGTCAACCGGGTTTGCGCTGGCAATGCTGACCCATCAGGACACATCAGATCGAGCGTTGAGCATAGATAATGGCTTCACGGAGGATGTCGAATTGTTTTCCGAAGCAAACTCCGCATTTTATTCGAAGATTTCGACGGGATCGGACAGCTCTGCCATAACGGGAACCGCTACGTCGGGGACTGGGACGTTCTATCTGTCGGTTGCCTCGTGGGCAGCCTAGTTCACGGGTGCTTGCTCAATCTCTAACGTGAAACCAGTCCGCAACCGGGAGTAGGCCGTGTCTCTGCTCCTGCTATTTGGCACCATCGAAGGGCAGGTGATTGCCGGTTCGCTGGTCACGAACACCAGCACGTTCGGCACCGCAACGGTCACCCCCGGCCCGGTCGATATTGCCGCTGCGCTGGTTACGAATACCAGCACATTCGGCACCTCGGTCACGACGACCGAATACGGCGTCACCGGCGTTCTGGTCACGAACGCCAGCACGTTCGGAACGGCACTTGTCGAAGCAACCGGGGCGATCTCCGGAACGCTGTTCACCAACACCAGCACGTTCGGCGCGGCGACCGTCACCCCCGGCGCGGTCGATATTGCTGCGTCACTTGTTACCAACACCAGTACGTTCGGGAACGCAGTCGTCACGACTGCCTACACGATCACCGGCGTCTTGTTCACCAACACCAACACATTCGGCGCTCATACGGTTTTCAGGACCGGGATCGGCGAAAGCTACACCATCGAGGGCCGCCCCTATGGCTACACGATCAACGGCCAGCCTTATGGCTACACTTTGGTGCTGAAGCCATGAGCCTCGAATTCGATATGAAGTTTCATTACGATTCCAACTGGGGAATCGACTGCACGGCAAAAGATGGCTCGGGCGACATACTTGACGTGACCGGCGCTTCCATCAAGTTTCGCCTTTCAACGATTGCCGGCACAACGGTGATGACCCGCACCGAGGCGGATGGGATCACCATCACGGACGGCACGGCGGGCGAATTCTCGATCAACGTCACGCCGGCACATCAGGCGAGCGCAAGCGTCTCGGCCTCGACCCGCTATCAGTATGAAATCCGCGTGGTAACGGCGGGCAATCTAACGCTCCCGCAGGCGCGCGGCCATATCAACGTGCTGCCCTCGCTATTGGCCGATTGATGCCGGTCGATCGAATTTCGGTTCCTGTATCGGCGAGCGTCGATCAGCAGGTAGGGCTTGCGTTCAAGACGCTGCAATCGCAGCTGGACAAACTGGTCACGCAGATCAATGCGGCGCTTTCCGGCGAGGCCGTGTCAGCGGGCTCGACATATACGGCAGGATCGTCAGTCGCGGGCAAGGTCATCCTGCTCGATACCGTGACGGGCTCGGTGGTGACGCTTCCGGCCGCCACGGGGACCAAACATTTTTATCATTTCATGGTGTCGGTTCTCGCCACATCGAACAGTCACAAAATCCAGGTGGCGAACGCGACCGACATCATGCAGGGGGTAATCACCACCGTGTCAGACAACTCGAACGCGGTGCTCGGCTGGCGAACGGCTGACGACAGCGACACGATCACGCTTAACCGCTCGACAACGGGATCGGTCGAGCGCGGCGAGTGGATCACGCTTTTTGATTCTGCGTCCGGCGTCTGGCTGGTGAACGGCACTACGGCGTCTACGGGCACAGAAGCAACTCCATTCAGCGCAGCGGTGGCATAATGAAAGCTGGATCATCTCAATCGCAGACGGCTATGCCGGCCGCACAGCCGCAGACTATGGGAGCGCCCGTTGCTTCGCCGCAGCCGGTCGCGGCTCCCGCGCCACAGGTCGCTCCCGCCATCCCGCAATGGCAGCAGCAATACCAGGATCTGCAAGCGTCCAAAGGCCAGGGCGGGCCGGACCTCACGCAATTAATGAACATGATCCAGCAGCCGCAGCGAAGTACCGCATTGCAAGCCTACAAGGACATGAGGGGCGGCGGGTTTTACGGCGGCATCATTCCGCAAACGATGTCCGGGGGAACACCGATTTTCCGGCAGGCTGAAAAGCCCGCGGTCGAGCAGAAAAACCCGACCACGTTCGGCCAATCGCCGTGGCCCGGCGTGTGGGGTGGCGTCTGATGCGGCGCGCGAAGATTGTTGAACTCCCGCTTGTTCCGGGGGCGCTCACCGATGACACCGATCTGGTCGCCAAATTGCAGGCAACCGATATGGACAAGGTTCGCGCCCGCGGCAACCGCTGGGAAACGATCAAGGGCTGGGAGGCGTTCAACGCCTCGGGCCTGACCGCAGGCACGGCGCGCGGCATTCATCAATGGTCAACTCTAACGGGGCTTCCGGTTGTGCTGGCGGCCTCGGAATCGGCGATCAATGCGTGGATCAATGGTTCGCGCCTGACCATCACCCCAAAATGGGATGACGTGTTTCTGTGGCAGGCAACCATGTCGTGGTCGGCGGGTTCAAACCCGACCGTTTCGGTAAATTTCATTCTTTGGGATGTAGAATCCGAAAGCACGACTTTCACACCAACGGCGCATAACTTGGAGGTCGGAGATTCCATTACAATCTCTGGAGTAACGTCTGCCGGCGGCGGAATAACTGCATCTCAACTCAACTCGACTTTTACCGTTGCATCGCTATTGAGCACCACAGGCTTTACTTTTGTCCTGACGGGCGCGACAGCTTCCGGGTCTGGTAGCACATCGTTCTCAGCGCCGTTCAATATAACCGTTGCGATGCGTTCCGGCCTTGCCACGGGCACGTCGGCGGATAATGACGGACGGACGCGGGTCTGGTCGATTGCAAATTTTGGCGAGAATGCCGTGTTCTGCGGTTCCGATGGAACGCCTGTTTTCTATTGGCAACCCGCGTCGTCCTATAGCGATGTTTTATCCGGCGTTACGGCAAGCGGCGGCAACTGGACGGACAACGGCGGCGGCTCGTTCACCCATTCGGGGGCCAGTGAGGATGAACTGTCGTGGTCGGGTTTGGGAGACCTAGTTACACCGGGAAAGACTTACCTGCTGTCCTTTACCCTTTCCAGCGTTGCCACTAACGCGACGTTGCGTGTTGAAATGGGCGGCCCTGACGCGGCAGATAGGGTTTGCATTTATCCGGAAATTTCCACCAACACCAGCGGTGGGGCTGACCGCACATATACAGCCCGCATTGTTGCGCCGCCGGTCACAGACGACACGGGCGATTATGACATGATGTTTTTCGGCGTGAACGCCGTGACCGTGAGCGCCGTAACCCTTACCCTGCTTTCAATCGCACATCGCATCACGGAAGCGCCCGCCATCAATAACGCGCTGTTCGTTGACGGCAACCGCGTGCTGCATCTCTTGGGCTCGGTTGAGGCAGACGGCGATTATAATCCGCTGTTGCATCGGTGGAGCGATCAGGACAACTACCGGGAATGGATACCCGACACCGACAACATCTCGGGCGAACAGATTCTTGGCACCGGCTCCTATGCGGTCTGCGGCGCACAGGTCGGCGATGTCAACCTGATCCTGAGCGATGACGGCGCATTCGTTTCCAGCTTCACCTCGACCGGCTACAATCTGCGCCAGATCGGCGTCGGCTGCGGTTCGGTCGGCCCCAGGGCATTGGCACCCCACAACGGGCGCGCGTTCTGGGCCTCCCAGAATGGATTTCACGCCTTCGACGGCGCGCAGGTGCTCACCATCGAATGCCCGCTGAAAGACAAATACGTCGGCAAACTCGCGCAGTACCAGGAAAACAAGACTTTCGCCTGGATCAATAGTGAATACGGTGAATTGTGGGTGCATTACCCGCACACCTCGGACGGCACCGAAACCTCGCGATATCTGATTTTCAATTTTGTAGAAAAGGGCAACCCGTGGTCATTCGGCACGCTGAACCGGACCTGCATGGTGCGGGCGAGCGCCTATAAATACCCCATCGGAATTGACGCCTCGGACAATATCTGGCTGCACGAAAAGGGCACCGGCTTCTCGGGCTCGGGCATCACGCTGCCATTTGTTCAGACCGGATGGGTGATGGCCGGCGAGGGTGACAGGTGGTTCGGGTGTCGCCGCTATTATCCCGACGTGAAAAACCAGACCGGCAATATTGAATTCACCGTCACCGGCAAGCGGTCGCCGCAGGGCCAGAACACGACGCAAACCATCGGCCCGCTGATCTTGCAACCGGACGCGCCGAAGATGGATTTCATGATCGCCGCGCGACAGCTCAAGTTCAAGTGGGCATCGGAAACGTCCACCACGCAATGGCGGCTTGGCGTGGTCGGACTTGAACTGATTACGGAACGCGAGCGGCAGTGAACCGGGCAGAATTTGACCGGGTGTGGCCGTGGCTGGCCGCTGCCGTCATCCGCTACGGCGAGACGCATTCTAAAGAGGACATCTGGGGCGCGATCACGCGGGGCTCGGCGCAGCTTCACGCGCTGCGGACCTCGGCAATCGTGACCAGCATCGAGCAGTATCCGACCGGCATAAAGGAAATGCGCTGCTGGCTTGCCGGCGGCAACCTCGATGAAATCAAGGAATATGAACCCTCGCTCTGCAAATGGGCGCGGGACGAGGGCTGCAACGTAATGGCGATTGTGGGCCGCCGGGGCTGGCTGAAGTCGCTCGACGGCTACCGGGAAACCGCGACGGTTATGACAAAGGCACTAACATGAAATCAGGTCCGAGCACCACGGAAACCAAGAACGCGACGATCCCGCAGCACATCACGGACGCGCAAAAGTACCTGATCAACACGGGCACCAACCTGACCAGCCCGTTCACGGGTCAGGCCCCGAATTACGGCGTGATGGGCCTGACGCCGGACCAGTTGACGGCGGGCGACCTCACCCGGCAGACCGCGCAAGGGCTGTTCTCCAAGCCGCAGATCCCGGCTTATGACGTGTTCGGCATGGGCAAGGACTGGCAGGGCCAGACCAGCGCCACGCCCGGCATGATGGCGAATGCGAGCAACGCAAATGCCGCGCAGCTCGACCCCAACGCCATCGCCCCGTTCATGAACCCGTATATCCAGACCGCTATCAATCCGGTGCTGGATCGGCTTCGCCAGCAGCAGGGCGAGGTGCAAAGCCGGATTGGTGCGGACGCTGCGGCCTCGCACATGTTCGGCGGCTCGCGTGAGGCGGTTTCGCGAATGCTGGCAGATCGCAACTATCGTGACACCGTAGGCAACACGGTCGGCGGAATGCTGATGTCTGGCTGGGACAAGGCGTCGGGGCTTGCTTCGGGCAATACTGACCGTTCGCAGCAGACCAACCAACTCAACGCCCAACTCGGCACGCAGGCGAGCATTGCTAACGCCAGCAACGCCAACACGTTGCAGCAGCAGCAGAACAATAATCTGTTCCAGGGTTCGCAGAACGACGCCAACCGCTTCCTCGAAGGGCTCAAGCTGCAAGGCAATCTCGACACACAAGACCTGTCCAACAAGATGAGCATCATCAACCTGCTGAATTCGATGGGTGGGCAGACGCGGGCGGTGGGACAGCAGGCGATTGACGCGCCGTTCACGGCCTTGCAGCGGCAGGCGCAACTATTGCAGGGCATGGCGGTGCCGCAGAGCTCGACCAGCACGTCACAGACTGAGAAGCCGATGGACTTGATGTCACTTATTCTCGGCGGGGCTAAATTGGCGTCTGGGTTTATGGCCTGATGGCAAATTTTGCCGACGCCATAGCGTCCATCGAAAGCGGTGGACGATACGACATCCTTGGGCCCGTTACCCGCTCGGGCGACCGCGCCTATGGCAAGTACCAGATCATGGGATCGAACGTCGGCCCGTGGACAAGGGAAGTCCTCGGCCGGCAGATGACGCCGGAAGAATTCGCGGCCGACCCGCAGGCGCAGGACGCAGTGTTCCAAGCCAAGTTCGGCAACTACGTCAGCAAGTACGGCCCTGAAGGCGCGGCGAGGGCGTGGTTTGCCGGCGAAAAGGGAATGAATGACCCGAACCGCAAGGACATTCTCGGCACTTCGGTAGCGAGCTACGCGAACAAGTTCAATAAAGCGACGGGAAATGCACCAATGGCTGTTGGAATGCCTCAAATCATGGGCGGGGCCGGCCCCGATGAAACGGGCTTGCCGCCGATCCTGCAACAGCAGCAGGCGGGCGGGCTTGCGGGGCTGTTCCAAGACCCCGAGAAATTCGCAGCCCTTGCCATGATCGCCAAGGGGCTGAACCCGTGGTCGGAGATCAACCCACAAGAGATGATGGCGCAGGCGCAGCGGCAGAAACTGGCTCAGACCAATATGCTGTATGAGCGGCAGAAGGATGCGCGGGATTTTGGCTTTCGGCAGCAGGAGTCGAAGCGGTCGCAGGACAACGCTGATCGCGCATACAAATTTCAGGAAAGTCAGGCCGGTCTCACAGACGTTGCAAAAGGTTTGATTGCTCAGGGTTTCAAGCCGGGAACCCCTGAATATGCGGCTGAATATAAAAAGGTCTGGGAGCAGAAGTACGGCAGCGGCCAGAAGACCGACGACATCAAGGAATTTGAATACGCCAAGAAGGAAGAACCAAATCTGACGTTCCAGCAGTTCATGCAGCGGAAGAAGGCGGTTTCAGGCGAATACTCGCTAACGCCGATTTACGGTACGAACGACAAGGGCGAGACGGTCATTTTGCAGCCCGGCAAGAGTGGCGAGGCGATCCAAACCAAGTTGCCGCCGAATGTGAAGATTTCAAGCGGCACCGAGCGGGTTGATGCTGGTACGCATTGGGTTATCTACGACAAGCGCACGGGCACTCCGATTGGCACGCAGCCCAAGAACATCGAAGAAAAAGCCGTCCAAGAGGCGCAGGGGGAGGCGAAGGGTAAGGCCGTTGTTGCACTCCCGGCCGCTGAAAAGACCACCATGCGGGCGCTTACCATGCTTGACCAGTTGGAGAAGCATCCCGGCTTCAATGCTGCGGTTGGTCTGGTTGACTCTCGCCTGCCTGCCTACTCATCGAAGATGGCCGATTTCCGCGAACGTGTCGAACAGATTGACGCAATGGTGTTTGGCGATGCGGTTGAGGTTATGCGCGGGCTCGGCGCATTGACCGACAAGGAAGGCCCGAGAATTACGGCAGCGCGGGCACGCTTGAAAACCGCCAAGAGCGAGGAAGATTTCCGGACGGCGCTGAAGGATGTCAGGGAGGTTTTCCAAGACGGATTAGAGTCCATGCGAAGAAAGGCCGGCGTCACTGCGCCGTCTCCCAGCGCAGCACCATCCGCTTCGACCACATCCGGCGGATCATCCATACCCCCGCCGCCCCCCGGCTTCCAACTGGTCAAATAAATGCCGATTGCAAGAAACGACGAGACAGGCGAAGTCGTCCGTCTGACGGATGACGGGCGCTGGGAAAAGACCCAGACAGCCATCCACCCGCAGACCAAGCAGATGCTCGCGTTCGACGGCAAGGGATGGGTTGACGTTCCTGCAAAAAGCAAGGGCGTTCTCGGTTATGTCGATGACGCGGTTCGCTCGCTCGCCTCCGGCGTCACGTTTGGCTATGCCGACGAACTTGCCGCGAAGATGGATGAACTGACCGGACGCGGTGGTTCCTATAGCGAAAATCTGCTCAAGGAGCAGCACAGGGATTCCCAGATACCGGGCATCATCAAGATACCTGGGGAGGTTGCCGGAGCAGTCGGCAGCGCGGTTGCGGCCTCGCCCGTTACTGGCACAATGGCAGCGGCGACCGGCCTTTCCAAACTGCCCATGCTCGCCAAGTCAATCGGTGTCGGCACGGCGGGCGGCGGCCTGTTTGGTTCAGGCAATGCAGACCCCGGCGAAAGAATTGCAGGAGCCGCGACCGGCGCGGCATTGGGCGGCGTGGCAGGCGCGGTTACTCCATATCTCCTGCGTGGCGCGTCATCCCTTGTCGATCAGGTAAGGGGAGCGGTTTCGCCAAAAGCCAATGTTGCCGCCGATCTCAGCCGCGCCATTCTGCGCGACAACGATACGCCGGAAGCTCTGTTGCAACGGACCAGCGAGGCCGGGAATATCCGTCCCGGCGTTGCCACGGTTGCCGACGTCGGCGGCGAGAACGTTAAGGGCCTGGTGGAGCGTATCGCTCAAACGCCCGGCGCGGGGCGGACACAGGTGATTCCCGCTCTGACCGGCCGGCAGCAAAGTCAGATCGGACGGATTTCCAGTGACCTCACCGGCCTAACCGGGACGAGCAAATCCGCCTATCAGGCCGTCAGCGAAACAATGGAGCAGCGGGCGAAAGACGCCAAGCCGATTTATGACGAGGCGTTCAATTTCAATGCGCGTGCCGTTCCCGAGATTGTCAGGGAATGGACGCTGGCAACAGCCGATGGATTCGGAAAGGCGTTCATGCAGCGCCCTGAATTTCGGCGAACGCTTCAAACCGAATATGGCATCAAAGATCCAGACCTTGCCCCGCTGATGGTTCAAATTGATGTCTGGAAAAAAGTCGCTGACGATTATGTCAGGGACAATCTTGGAAAGAACAGCGCCCGCGTCGTTGAGGGCATGCGTAATCGGGTGCTGGGCGTCGTTGATGAATTCAATCCGAAATATGCAGAAGCCCGCAATGCTTGGGCCGGCCCGTCGCGCTATCTCGACGCTATCGACGAGGGCCGCAATATCTTCAGCACGAACGTAACGGCAGAGCAGTTGCATGCCGGCCTGAAGGCCATGCCCGCAGCCGAGCGTGAAGGGTTCATCATCGGCGCGGTTTCGACCGTCATCAACAAAATGCGCGGAGACCCCGCCAAGCTCGGCGATATGACAAAATACCTCCGCTCGCCGGAAATGCGCGGGAAGATTGCCGCCCTTATGCCGGACGAGGCGGCGCGTCAGCAATGGATGCAGCGTCTTGATTTTGAGGTGCAGTCATCGGAAATGACGGGTCGCGCCCTCGGCAATAGCGCAACGGCGCGACGTTTGGCAGAGAAACAGGACGCGGATAGCATCGTCGGCGATCTGGTTATGGGTACTTTCGCCGGGGCTCCGCCGGTAAGCCTGCTTCGTCAGGCGGTTGGCGCAATTCCCAAGCGTATAAGGGACACGCTGCGATCACGCTCGGACAACATCCTTGCCGAGTTGCTGACGGACCCGCAGGGAATGACCCGCTTGCGCGAAGCAATCGATCGTGTTTCGGCGCGCAACGCTCCGCCGTCGATCCTTCGAAACAACGCGACGATAAGCGGCGAAAACGCAATCTTGCAGGACTGAAAACACAATGCGCTGTCCGGTTTGCGGCGGGAAGGTCGCTGCCGACCTTCGCGTTGACATCGACGCCAATGTTCTCGTGTCCGGCGAGCATGTCCTCCGGCTGTCCAACCACCAGGCGGTCATTGTCCACATCCTGGCGCAAGGCGCTTGGGTGACGATGGAACAGATCATCAAGGGCAATTACGGCGCGTCCCCGCCGGTCTCTGCCGAGCAGGTCATGCGGGTGACGATCATCCAGCTCCGCAAGATCCTGCGGCCCATCGGCTGGGACATCCTCGGTCAGTACCGGCTCGGCTACTGCCTCATTCCTCGGGAGCAATAAATGCCTGCGATCTCATTCGTCGGGAAGTGCTTTCCAACGGCCCGCGAATTCCTGACCTATCTCGACACCATCGACATGAGCACGCCGTGGAAGCCGCGGTTCGTGGTCATGCACCATACCGGCGGGCCGTCGCTGGCGACGTGGAAAACCTACGCTCACGGCACGCGCAAGGTGCCGATCACGGACGCGCGATGGATGGCGAACCTTGCCGGCTACTACGGCAATGAACTCGGCTGGTCGGCGGGGCCGCATTTCTTCTTCACTCCGGATAATTTCTGCGTGCTTTCGCTGCCGGAAAAGCGCGGCGTTCATGCGGTCTCGTTCAACGCATGGAGCTGGGGCGTCGAGTGTGTCGGCGACTTTGATTCCGAGACCTTCACGCCGGAACTCGCCAACCGCTACGCGGAGGGGCTGGCCTGCCTGCACCTGGCGCTCGGCATCTCGCCCGATCCCTTCGTGATCAACACCCGCGGGCTGCACTTTCACCGCGACGATCCCAAGACCAAAAAGACCTGCCCCGGTCGCGGCGTCGACAAGCCGCGCATGATCGCGCTGGTCAAGCACCACATGGCAAAGCTCGGCGATGGCGGTTCGCATGACGACGACGAGCCGCCGCCGGTGACAGTGCCCGTGCC